ACCTACGTCCAAGAGGGCAAGCCGGTCTGGTCTGAGTACGATGACAACCTGATGAGCGGCGAGGTGGACTACGATCCAAGCATACCGCTACAGGTGGGCCTAGACTTTGGTCTTACGCCAGCTGCGGTCATAGGTCAGCGGCTCGCTAACGGGCGTTGGATAGTTCTGCATGAGATTGTGACTTTTGATATGGGCCTGGAGCGGTTCGGCCAGCAGCTCCTGGCTGAGTTGAATGCGCGGTTTCCAAAAGCGCAGCTCATGGTCTGGGGTGACCCCGCCGGTATGCAGCGGGACGCGATCTACGAGGTCACCGCTTTTGACCACCTGAGAACCCTGGGGCTGCGAGCTCAACCCACGCCATCTAACGACTTCAAGGTCAGGCGTGAGGCAGGTGCCGCCCCGATGCAGAGGCTCATAAACGGCAAACCGGGATTGATTGTCAATACGCAATGCAAACTCCTCCGAAAATCGTTAGCCGGTGGGTACCATTTTAAACGGGTATCCGTTGGAGCTGGCCAGGAAAGATTCAGAGATAGCCCAAACAAAAACGAACACTCCCACGTTGGTGACGCATTCGGATATCTCTTGCTAGGCGGCGGCGAACACAAGCGCATGACAAAGAGCCCATTTGCTCAAAACACACAGATAGCCCAAACGGTGGTCAATGCCGACTTTGATGTCTTTACAACTCGCTGAGAAACTCAACGAGCACCGCAGAAGAACGGGCCTGTTCTTTATGCCCTTTCACAAAAACCACGCCGCCCGGATAGATATCAAATCCGAGGAGGTGCTGGTTGTGGCCAACCGAGAGGAGGCCATCGATGTCTTTGATCAACAGGAACAGATGGGCGCAGCTGTTACCGCTTTCGTCTACAACCAACCAGCAGCTATCTTTGGTTTCGTTTCAATCTGGAAGGGCGTTGCCGAGGCGTGGTTAGTAGCAGATGACGTTATGAGATCAATGCCGGTTACGTTTACCAAGAGCGCAAAGCAGGTATTAGATATCTCTGCGATATCTATGGGATTGCATCGAACACAGATAACCGTTAGATCTACGGATACACGGGCGTACAAATGGGCATCAGCGGTTGGATTTAACGAAGAGTGTCTGATGCGAAAGTACGGAACGGATGGCGTAGATTACTTTTTAATGGCGAGGTAAGTTATGAGCGGGATGTTTAAAAAACCAGACACCAGCGCACAAGAGAGGGCTATCGAAGAGACCCGCAAAGAAAACGAGCGGCTCAAGATACAGGCTGAAGAAGAGCGCAGAGAACTAGGCGAGCAGGCCGCATCAAAGCGTATGGCCAGGTTGCGTGGTGGGTCGCGGATGTTGTTGTCGGCTGCTCGGGTTTCCCCGGAGCAGGGAATACAAACTTTAGGATCATCTGAAATCGCATAGGAGTTTAATCATGGGTGGAGTAGCTAAAAAAGTAGGCGAAGAAATTAAACGTCCGTTTAGTAAAGAACGGCCTGCAATTACTCAAATAGTTCCAGGCATGGAAGAAGCAATAAAAAAAGCCGGGGCAAAATCAGAATCTGGTGCAGCAGAAACTTTAGCAGCTCGCCGTAGAGCTCGCCGTGGTGGACGAGCTCTGTTGTCTGAACAGCGTCTATCACCGGAAGCTGGTGTTGGCCAATCAACTCTTGGCGCAGGCCCAATGGCATAAGGACAATCATGGATAAAAAAGACAAGATGCAAAAGAAGGTGGCCAAGGTCATGCGCGAGTACAAATCAGGAACCTTGCACTCTGGAAAAGGTGGCCCAGTAGTTAAGAGCCAAAAGCAGGCCGTGGCAATTGCAATGTCTCAAGCAGGGATGGCCAAGAAATGAAGCCCGGACTATATGCCAACATCCATAAAAAGCGTGAGCGGATAGCCGAGGGCTCTGGCGAGAAGATGCGTAAGCCTGGCGCACCAGGAGCACCAACTGCCGATGCATTTAAGAAGGCAGCTAAAACCGCAATGAAGCCCAAGAAATAATGGCCATACAGGTTCAGCAAGAATCGTTTACCACAAAATCTAGGTTCGTAACTCCGACCTACATTGACAAGGATGGCGTTACTTATCTAACCTCATCTGACCGGCCATTCCCTGTTATTGAGGTAAACCACTTACGACTGCATGAAGGCAGGGCGTTTTACGTTTACAAAACATTTACAAAGAGCTCCCCTTTATCGGTCAACGGAAATTTGGATATAGCACTTGCTTGGCCAGCTGGGTATGCCCCGCATTGTGTGTTCACATATCAAAGCGGCGGGGCATCAGAGTTTTATATTTACGAAGCTCCAACTACATCTGGCGGTACTGCCTTAACAGTTCAACGCCGCAACAGAGTGCTTACAACAACTAGCGCGGCAGCAGCTGTGCATACGCCAACCGTAACTTCTCTTGGAATGGAAATCTTTGGGGAGTTTGTTGCCAGCGGTGCTGGAGGTACTGGTACTGGTGGCGAAGGTTTTACTGCCGAGTTTGTTTTAAAACCTTTGACTACTTATCTTTTTAGATTAACCAACGTAAATTCACAGTCGCACGAAGCAGAGCTAGTTTTGGATTGGTACGAATAATGGTTCAGAAAAAATATCAAAACCCAGAAGGTGGACTAAATGAAGCAGGCCGCAAATACTTCAAGAACAAAGAAGGCAGCAACCTCAAATCCCCGGTCAAGTCTGGAACGAACCCGAGGCGTGTTAGCTTTGCTGCGCGATTTGGTGGAATGGCTGGGCCTCTCACGGACGAAAAAGGTAGACCCACCCGCCTCAAGCTCGCCCTCAAAGCGTGGGGTTTCGGCAGCAAAGAAGCGGCCCGTAATTTCGCGCAAAGGCACAAAAAGGACTAAACAAAATGGCTGAGATGATGAGACTATCGCCAGAGGATGTGCTCAAGCGGCACGATATGGCGTTACGAAAGAAGGATGATTTCCGCGACCTCTATGAGGATGCCTACGAGTTTGCGCTCCCACAGCGCAACCTCTATGACGGGTACTACGAGGGCAAGGTTGGCGGCGCAAAGAAAATGAATCGGGTGTTCGATTCCACGGCGATCAACTCCACCCAGCGATTCGCTAACCGCCTGCAATCAGGAATCTTCCCGCCGCAGCGCAAGTGGGCAAGGCTTGAGCCAGGCGCAGACATTCCCGATGATCGCAGGGGCGAGGCGCAGGCCGCTCTTGATATCTACACCGAGAAACTATTTGCCACGCTCAAGCAGTCAAACTTTGACATTGCTATGGGCGAGTTCTTGCTAGATCTCTCTATTGGCACAGCCGTAATGATGGTGCAGCCTGGAGATGACGTTAACCCGCTAAACTTTGTGCCGGTGCCGCAGTACCTTGTGGCATTTGAAGAGGGTGCCAATGGCCAGGTGGACAACGTCTACCGCCGTATGCGTATTAAGGGTGAATCAATCCAGCGTCAATGGCGAGATGCAAAGATTGATGGCCAACTAAAGTTAAAGATTGAATCAAAGCCAACGGAAGACCTTGAATTCGTAGAGGCCACGGTTTACGACAACCAGCGCGGTGACTATTGCTACCACGTTATCCAGAAAGAGACCAAGCAAGAGATTGTCTATCGCAGGCTAAAGACTAGTCCCTGGGTGGTAAGCCGCTACATGAAGGTGGCTGGCGAGATCTATGGTCGCGGCCCGGTAATAACCGCGATGCCAGATATCAAGACCTTAAATAAGGTCAAAGAGCTGGTACTCAAAAACGCATCTCTATCAATCGCCGGTGTCTACACCGCAGCTGATGATGGCGTGCTTAACCCGGCAACGATCAAGATTGTCCCAGGTGCCATTATTCCCGTGGCGCGTAATGGTGGGCCACAAGGTGAATCGCTCAAGGCCCTGCCGCGAGCTGGTGACTTCAACCTGTCGCAGCTGGTGATCAACGACCTAGTGCAAAACATCAAGCGCATTTTGCTAGACGAGTCGCTGCCCCCCGACAATATGTCGGCTCGGTCAGCTACCGAGGTGGTCGAGCGCATGAAGGAGCTCTCGCAGAACCTGGGCTCTGCCTTTGGCCGGTTGATCAACGAGACCCTGATTCCCGTGGTCACCAAGATTCTTGAGGTGATGGACGAGCGCGGCATCATCACAATGCCCCTGCGGGTCAATGGCCTGGAGATCAAGGTATCTGCTGTAGCTCCGCTGGCGATGGCCCAGAACATGGAAGATGTCAGCAACATTCTCCAATACGCTCAGATTGCAGCCCAGGCTGGCCCAGAGGGTCAGATGGCAATCAAGGTTGGCGATATGCTTGATATGCTTGCCGAGAAGCTGGCCATTCCGCAGTCCATCAGAATGACCAAGGCCGAGCGCGAGGCAAAGATGGCCGAGGCGCAAGAGATGGCCGAGCAGGCAGCTCAGATGGCCCAGGAAAACCCCGAGATGGTTGAGCAGTTGGTTGGGGGCATGACCTGATGTCTGGCGGCTGGGAAGACCTAGAAGCCATACCAACAGATATCCGTGGAGCGCAGCAGGCGGTCGAAGATTTAAATAAGCTCTGCCTGCGGGTGCTCGGCTCAGAAGATGGCCAGAAATTGATGGGGTGGTTACGAGCTGCCCTACTAGAGCAGCCCGTTGCCGTGCCGGGCAGCGATCCCTCATTCGCTTTCTACCGTGAAGGACAGAACAGCGTGGTGCGAGATTTGGAAGCACGGATCAAAAAGGCAAGGAGCCTGTAAATGGAAACGCAAACAATTGAGCCCAGCGGCGAAAGCCAAGAAGCTGGCCTACTCGATTCGGTATCAATTACTGAAGACCAAGGCCAGCAGGCAAGCCCAAGCAGTTCAGACATCGAGCACCGCGAGGAGCAAGATGACGATACACCACTAGAGCGTCCAGATTGGTGGCCAGAGAACTTCTGGAAGAAGGACGATTCCTCACCCGACCTGGAGGGCATAGCCAAGAGCTGGCAAGACCTGCGAAAGCAGATAGCTCAAGGCAAGCACAAACCGCCAGCTGACGGCAAATACGACACCTCGGTCTTTGGAGATATCCCCGAAGATGACCCGGTGCGTGGCCACGTTATGGGGTGGGCTAAAGAATATGGGATATCTCAAGCAGCTCTAGACAAGCTGGTTGGCGATGTTGTGGCCATGAACGGCGAGCAGGCGCAGCAGGTATCTCGCACCATCGAGGAAGAGCGCAAGGCCCTTGGCCCCAACGCAGATGCCATCATCAAGGGCATGGGCGATTGGGGTGCTGGCCTGGTTCGCAAGGGAATACTCAGCAAGGATGACTTTGAAGAATTCAAGGTTATGGGCGGCACAGCTGCTGGGGTGCGTGTCTTTATGAAGATACGGGAGACCTACGAGGGGATGAAGATTCCTTTGCAGTCTGCGCCAGTTGAGGGTTCTGCCAGCAAGGACGAGCTCTACGCAATGGTGGCCGATCCAAAGTACAAGACAGACCCGGCTTACAGGTCAAAGGTTGAGCGGATGTTCGCATCGACTTTCGGTAACTAATCCTCCTCACTCTCCGCAAGGAGAGGCTTGAACGCCACCGGCTAACCACCGGTGGCTTTTTTTCTTGCATTTTATTTTTAGAACCGTTAGATATTCGTTTAAGGCC